GGGAGGGATTCGACGAACACGATTGGGAAGGTGCGAAGGAACTAGACGAGAAAGCCAAGAAAGAATTGGAACGAGACATTGACTCCGCTATTCGTCAAGGACTTATTGCCGAACAGAAAGTTGCAGGCAAAGGCGGTGGTGCTATGGGTCGAGACCTAGCCGAGTTGCTTGAACCCAAGGTGGATTGGCGAGATGTGTTGCGTGAGTTTGTTAAGACTACATGTAACGCAAAAGACACAAGTTCGTGGCGACGGGTCAATCGTAGATACCTAGGTAATGACATCTATATGCCTAGCCTAATAGGTGAAAAAGTTGGGCATCTGGTGATTGGCATTGATACGAGTGGCTCAGTAGGCAACAAGGAACTAGCGGAGTTTTTATCCGAGGTGCAGTCGATTGCGAAAGATGTTCACCCCGATAAGGTCGATCTCATTTATTGGGACGGCAGAGTCGCAGGGCATGAGGAGTATTCGTCTAGCCAAGTAGATTCAATCATTGATTCAACCAAACCTAAAGGTGGTGGGGGGACTGATCCTACTTGCGTAATGGAATACATGGAAGAGAAAGCAATCAAGCCCGAGGCAATCATCATGCTTACTGACGGTTACATTGGAGATTGGGGAGACAAGTGGAATGCACCGATTCTATGGACTATTGTTGGAGGCAACAAGGAGTTTGCCCCTGTGGGTAAAACAATACATGTTAAGGACTAATCCTATGGCAAAAGTAATTCTTGAATTTGGATATGACAAAGCGTTCGTAATGGACGCTGACAAAGCCCTAACATTGTTAGACCTACTCAAAGATGCAGAGGTATACAAGGAGGTGTATAGATCAACCGAAAAAGGTGGCAATACCTACCATATATTTCCGCAACAAAGAGAGTTGTGCAGTATGAAAGTATTAAGTAGCAATATGTATTCATTAGCGAAGTTAGCAGGTAAACCCGAGGAGAATTGATATGAGCATATCATCTAGTGCAGTATTGGTAGAACTAAACATTAGTGTTTGGACTGCCAACAAGTTGGACAAGGGTGCAACCGAGGCGGTGCTTAACAATAACTCGGCGAGCAAGGACTCAGCACAAGTGCGTAAGAACTTAATGGCAGGAACGGACAAGCGTAAAAAGATCTCTGACTACGCTGCTAAGGCTAGGCTCTACCACAATCAGACTACGCTATCGTGGTCAGACAAAGGTGCGAGGCTACTGCCTACTAGCCTGTTCATGGACTACAAGGCAAACATGAATGTGTATCAGCAGAACATGAACACCATGATCGAGGACTTCTATGCGAACTATGCAGACCTGATCGACTTGGCGAAACATCACATGGGTGATCTGTTCAACCCTTATGACTATCCAAGTATCGAGGAGTTGCGGAACAAATTTGGATTCCGCTTAGTGTTCTCTCCATTGCCCGAGGGTGGGGACTTTCGTCTTGACATACCCAAGGCAGACATGGACGAACTAGGTCAGCAGTATGAGTCAGCGTTTAACGACAGGCTCAAAGATGCTATGCGTGAACCATGGGAGAAATTGCACAAGACCCTTATCCATATCTCAGAAAAGCTAACTGATATAGAGGGCGATGACGAGACCAAGAAGAGGTATCACGATACCCTGATTACCAATGCTCAGGAGTTGTGTGGCTTGCTTACGCACTTGAACGTAACGAAAGATCCAATGCTTGAGAATGCCCGCCGTTCGCTTGAACTAACAATGTTAGGGGTAGACATCGAGGCAATCAAGGAAAGCCCTGATGTGCGTAGTAGCGTAAAAGCTAAGGTTGATGACATTCTTAAGAAGTTTGATTGGTAAGGAGATAACTAATGACGTATGCAAACATCGAGTTGAAAGAGCATGACCGCTTTGGTGATGGGATCAAGAGGCAGTCCACGATTGACCCATTCCTCAAAGACTTAGTTGAACAGTTGGCTTTGAAGTATCCGCAATGGACGTTTGTCGAGACTAGTTCTACCGCTATGGCAGTAGATAAAACGTATCTTGCTCACCGCTTTGACGTTAAAGATAAGCGAGAAGTGCTAGGCACAATCGACAAAGACTATTGCAGTAATGGCTATCGGTTTCGCATTGACAATCACCGCATTGAGGGTATGCGTGAACGTGGTAGTGGTATGAAAACGATTCACCTTAACAAAGCAATCAAACATGTGGATAAGTTCTTTGGTAAAAAGAATATGGTTGAGAAAATTACCGAGGCTAGACGTAAGGTTGAGAACGCACTATCGCAAATAGATAACGAGAAAGCGTGGCGACTGCGAGGCACATGGGGTTCAATGGAGTCGGAGGCAAGAGCATTTGTCGTTGGCAATTATCAATTGTTTATGGATAGCGTAGTAAACAAAAGCAGTATTGCAAAACAGCTCGAGCAATTACCTGCACAAGTAGAAGAGTTTAATGCAACGCAACATCTAAATAAAATGTTGCAAACTGACAACGCTTTTATTGTGTTCATAGATGGAGTAAACTATTCTGTGCAAAAGGGCAAAGACCCTTTGGAAGTAAAACAGAGTGATGAGTTGCCCGACTTTATTCGTAGGGCAGTAGGGCTACTTAAATTAGTTGAAGATAACCAAGTGATTAGTGGTGTAGGTTTTCGTGTTAACGAATCCACTTTCTTGGTATTACCTAACAATGTTAGTTAAGGAGGAAGTATGTTTAAAAAGAAACGGCATGTATTTATAGTAGATGATTTACCTAAACAAGAAAGGATACCCTCTATGGCTTTGGATAGGGACTCAAAGTTTAAGTGGACTGCTGGTGCTGACGTAATGAGAACATGGAGAAAGCACGGGTTTGTCCCACCGACGGAGTATCGGGAAGATTATTTGTTCAAACTAAATCGTGAGGCTAATAAACCAAATGATTGAACTAATAAAGAAGGGCAGGGGTAAGGGGGTAAAGCCTGCAATGGTTTACCTACCTATTCGCATCAGCCAAGAAGTATCAGATTTTTTTAGTGCTTACCCTAACAGGAGTGCAAAGATTAGGGAAGTATTAACTAATTATGTCCAACAAAACGGAGAAACAAATGAGAAAGAAACTCAACAAAAGCAGTAGAGTAGTTCGTTACGTTCAAAAAAATCCTAATGCTAAAGCTAAGGAAGTATCGCAGGCAACAGGAGTTCCAATTGCTAGCGTGTATCAAGCGATATATCGTCGCAAGAAAGAAATGCTATCGCCTAAGCCTGCCGCACGTAAAGCTACTAAGGGTATGCAAGTAATAGCAGTGTCTACCTCCAATAAAAGTATTCATAACAAAGCCGATATGGTCAATCACCCACCGCACTACAAGGCAGGGGGTATTGAAACAATTGATTTCATCGAGGCTAAGAACTTAGGGTATAACCTAGGTAATGTAGTGAAGTATGTAAGTCGTGCCGATTTGAAAGGCAATAAACTTGAAGACTTGCAGAAGGCTAAGTGGTATTTAGAAAGGGCGATTGCTAACATCAGCAAAACCTAACAATGTTAGGAGGGGCAGTTTGATTACAGATAGAACCTAGTAGCCTTGTAGATGCGAATGTTTTTGTCTTCGGCTAGCTTGCCCCAATACTTTTATGGCTAGCTGAATCCTTGTTAACTCTGAGGGTGGCAGAGAATCTACATCTCCACCCAATTTTCTCCTTGACAAAGTCCAACACCATGTTATTATGGTGGCATGGCACTCACTCCCGAAAAGAAAGTAAAAGATAAATGCGTCAAGCTACTTAAGGCTTACGACGCTTATTACTTCTTCCCTGCTACACATGGCTATGGTCGTAGCGGTGTGCCTGATATTATCTGTTGCATTGCAAAAAGGTTTGTAGCTATTGAGTGCAAAGCAGGTGACAATAAACCTACTGCACTACAAGAAAAAGAAATGGCAGACATTCGTAAACAGGGTGGAATTGCCGTCGTAATAAATGAAAGCAACCTAACATTGTTAGAAAATTTGCTTAAAAAATTAACAGGGGCTAACAACGAGGAGGACAACGATGGCAGATGTTGAAATGAACAAAGGTGTTCAGATACTACTTGAACGCATGAGCAGTAACCCCGATGAGTTTATCCCCACCCTGCGAGATGGGTATCCTGCTAAGTGGCGAGACATTCTTCTTTCTATTGAGATGCGAACCAATGGGGGTAAGGAATACAAAGATCAGTTGTCATTCCTAAACGACAAAGAAATCAAAGCCCTATGGGAGAAGATGCAGAGCCTGCAAGGTGATCTGTTTACTAAACGAGTTATGGATACCCTGCTACGAGGCACAGAAGACGGCAGGTGGGGGCAGACAGAACTATCATTCTCTTCTTCGCAACCAATAAGCGATAGCCAAAAAATTGAATTGGTAAAGTTGGAAATTGAACGCACGAAGGCTGAAGCTCGGCTGACCAACGCTACTGCGAGAGCGTTTGGCAGATGAAAATTTTTTGTTTGGACTTTGAGACCTACTACTCTCAAACCTTCTCCCTTAGCAAAATTACCACGGAAGAGTATGTCCGTAGCCCTGAGTTTGAAACGATTGGGGTGGCGGTGTGCGAACAAGGTGCCGGTCCTCAGTGGTTTAGCGGTACTAAAGCAGATACAAAGAAGTTCTTGGATAGCTTTGAACTCGACAAGCATTTAGTGATAGCCCATAACGCTATGTTTGATATGGCTATTCTTAATTGGCAGTTTGATATAAGACCCAAGGGCATTGCTGATACGCTATCAATGGCGAGAGCCATACATGGGACTGAAGTTAGTGTCAGTTTAAAAGCCTTGGCTGAACACTACGAACTAGGGGTAAAAGGCACAGAAGTCTTACAGGCACAGGGCAAACGTCGGATTGACTTTAATGCACAGGACTTGGCACAGTACGGCGAGTATTGCAAAAACGACGTGGTGCTTACGATGGGTTTGTTTGAGAAGCTAAGTGCAGGCTTTCCTCCTAGTGAGTTACGGCTTATCGACCTGACTATCCGTATGTTCTCCGAGCCTAGCCTATGGCTTGATGGCAATCTGCTACACGACCACTTGGGTGTAGTACGGCAGAGAAAAGAAAGTCTGCTAGCTAGCATCGAGAAAGAAAAAGAATTATTGATGAGCAATGACAAGTTTGCTGAGTTGCTCATAGCGCAGGGTATAGAACCCCCACGCAAGATTAGTGCTACGACAGGTAAAGAAGCATGGGCATTTGCTAAGACTGACGAAGGGTTCAAAGAACTACTTGAGCATGAAAACGAAGTGGTGCAAGCGTTAGCATCAGCGCGCTTAGGAGTGAAGTCAACCATTGAAGAAACAAGGACTGAACGCTTTATTGAGATAGCGCAGCGAGGCTTATTCCCCATACCACTACGCTACTATGCGGCTCATACAGGTCGTTGGGGCGGTGACGACAAGGTCAACCTGCAAAACCTACCACGAGGCTCAATCCTCAAAGATGCGATTATGGCTCCGCCTGGACACGTCGTTGTGGACTCTGACTCTAGTCAAATAGAAGCAAGAACTCTAGCGTGGCTGGCTGAACAGAATGATTTAGTGAATGCGTTTGAAAGGGGCGAAGATGTATACAGAATCATGGCGTCGTCTATATATAACAAGGCAACTGAAGAAATTAGCAAGGACGAAAGGTTCGTTGGCAAAACGACTATATTGGGGTGTGGCTACGGCATGGGGAGCACGAAATTCAAAACACAGCTCAAGACGTTTAATGTGGAGATTGAAGAAGAGGAAGCCACTCGTATTATCAAGGTCTATCGGCAGACTTACGACTGGATCCCGCAGTTATGGAATCAAGCAGGGAAAGCACTAGATGCAATCATTAACAACCAAAGTGCACCACTAGGTAAAACAGGAGTCCTTGAAGTAGAAGGCAGAAAAGGCATTCGCCTACCAAACGGATTGTATGTAAAGTACCCCAACCTACGCAAAATGCGTAACGAGCAGGGCAAAGACGAGTATGTCTACGACACCAAGAAGGGTAAGGCGGTTGTACCTAATAGGATATACGGCGGTAAAGTTATTGAGAACGTCTGCCAAGCGTTAGCCCGAATCATCATTGGTGAGCAGATGTTGCAAGTGGCAAAGAAATACAAAGTAGTGATGACTGTGCATGATGCGATTGCTTGCGTAATACCTGAGCAAGAGGCAGAGACAGGGCAAGAGTATGTAGAGATGTGTATGAAGATGCGACCCAAGTGGGCGCAGGACTTGCCGTTAAGTTGCGAGTCAGGAATAGGGAGAAGCTATGGAGAATGCTAAACCAGAGATACTGAAAAAAACTGAAAACGAATTAGCTATTCGTTCTCCTGATGGACGTGTTATTGAGTCTACTAGAATGCCCGATGGTTCATTTCACCTTAAAAATAGTGATGGGGTGGAGGGTACGTTTAGCTACGAAGATATAGCAAAATTAGTCTCGGAGCCAAAAGATAAAAAACACGCAAAAGAATTTCGGAATAAATTTCGTTCTGTAACTAGAGGTACTGAAAACGCAATTAAAAGTCTTAAACAAAAAGACAGTAGCAAACTATACCCCGTTGCGTCAATTGGTTTTACTGACCAGCTATACCCCAACGTCAAAAGTGCAATTGAAAATCCTGAAATAAAAAGCAAAATGCTAAATGCGTTTACTGACTATGTTAAGTTAGCGCAAGAAGGTAAATGCTTTGATATTTATACTAACGACCACAAGGGTAAAGCTCAAGAAATTATTGACTGCATTCTTGAGTATCCAAAAGTGATTGTTGAGCGTAAGTTTGTTGAGGACTTAACATATGAAACAGCCGTAAAAGAAATTGAGGCGCTAGGTGAGTTGCGTCTCCCATTTCCAAAAATAACAATAATATCGGGAGAAAAAGTAGATGACGACCCAAACTACGACTACCCCACAACCATGACGGAACAAGACGGAACAGTTAATTTGCTCTACTCTTTTTTCTTAATACAACATGCTGAATACATTTCAGTGCATGCCTTGTTTACTAGACCTAACGAAGTAGGAAATAAGTATTATATAGCGCATTGTGTATTACATTTTGTAGAAGGCAAATTAAAAGTATCTAGACCACTAAATTCAACAAATAAAAACAATTATGAGTTAGCGAAAGAAAGCACAATGGAAAGCATGACAACTCATGCAATTATTGCTATTTATATGCTAACCATAGCGGGTGGTGATATGTACGTATCCGCCCCTACCCCTAACGAAGTTGCTGTAAATAAAAAGCGTATGAACAAAGGTAAGAAGCCTTTGATTGAATTTAGATTAATTACTGTTGATGGTAAAAAGTCAGCGTTGCCGTCCATACCACATGGCACACACGCATCACCCCGACTACATTGGAGACGAGGTCATTGGCGGACTATGAAAAAGTCAGGTAAGAAAGTATGGATAGACCCAATGCTAGTGGGCGATGAAGAAAACGGCAAGATTATCAAAGACTATGCCGTTGGTAATTACAAAGAAAATAGGGTAGTTTAAAAATGATCGTCACAATACTTAACATGTTTGCCTTGTTTTTAGCCACCTGTGCGGTGCTGATCTTTGCCGTGGTCTTTGCTTTCTTCCTGTTCATTATGTATGCTTGTATACACATTGGCTGGAGAGAAATTAAAGGGATGCCCTTGTCTGAACTATGGAATAGGATTCAGAAATGAACAATGAACCAATAGCGTGGGCTAGAGAAGATGGTGTTATTGCTTTTTTTGAAAAGCCTGAGGTTGATAAACAGGGTTTTAAATGGTTTCCACTCTACACCCATCCAGCAAAGACACTAACAGATGAGGAAATAGTAAATCTGTATAAAGAAACTGAGGCTGACAATGGTGGAATTAGGGATTTTGCTAGAGCAATACTAAAGAAAGCGAGTGAGAAATGAACACGTTTAAGGAGTTTCCTATCGGCACTTTGGTTATGCGTTTTTATAAGACCGATCATGTATGGACTTGCACAGTCACAGAAGATATGTTGAATAAAGCAATTAAAATTGCCAAGCCATTGTCGGATGAATACATAGAGGCTGAATGGGAAAAGATAAAGAAAGCGAGTGAGAAATGAGAAAGGTGAGCATACGAACAGTTGAAAATACTATTGGGCTGGCACGTAGTGTCGCTAATGGAACAACCAAATTTCCTTTTATGGGTTATTGCGCAGACCTGATGGAAAAGATGTTGGAAGAGATTAAACAGGCAAGAAATGAACAAATTAAAAAGGAGCAATAAATGTTAGAAAACGTATCAGCAATAGAAACGCCAAAGCCCGCTAAATTATTTGTAGCTACACCGATGTATGGTGGGCTATGCACAGGCGGTTACACCATGGGTATTCTTAACTGTGTGCAAACATTCTCGCCACGAAGTATTCAGATGTATTACTCGTACATGATGAATGAGTCTTTAATTACCCGTGCTCGCAACGGCATGGCTTATGACTTCATGCAGTCAGACGCAACACATCTGATGTTTATTGATGCCGATATTAGTTTTGACCCAAAAGATATTGTGCGTATGATTGATGCTGACAAAGACATTATTTGTGGTCTATATCCCAAAAAAGAAATTAACTGGCAGTTAGTACATGATGCGGTCAAGCGGGGTGTGGACTATAAAGATTTGGGTAATTACACAGGCTCTTTCGTGGTGAACTTAGTAGGCGGTGCAATGGAAAGCACGGGCAATATCAACGAACCTATGGAGATTGACAACGGCGGTACAGGCTTTATGCTTATCAAGCGCAATGTGTTTGAGACATTAAAACCATTAGTACCAACCTATACCAACGACATGATCCTCATCGTAGACAAGAACCCAGTAAAGAAAATCATTAGCGAGTTCTTTGATACCAGTATTGATGAGGATACAAACCGACTGCTATCAGAGGATTACCACTTCTGCAAGATTGCTCGCAAAGCAGGCTTCAAAGTATATGCGGCGCCTTGGGCAAACCTAACTCATAGCGGTACGTATAACTTTAGCGGTACTTTACCGAGGGCATAAGATGTTACCTAATTGCGAACTAGTAAAAGTAGACGGCACACAATTTCTTGTGTTCAAAGGGCAAGACTTAATATCAACCCATTTAAAACAAGAACTGTACGAGAACGACATACATCAACTAAGCCTTAAGTTATTAATGGATGCACCCGAAGGTGAGGTGCTAGACATTGGGGCTAATTTGGGTACGTTCTGTGTACCCTTGGCTAAGAAAGTGCCGAAGCATCTTTACCATGCCTTTGAGCCACAACGGATAGTCTATTACCAGCTATGTGCCAATACGTTCATTAATGGGCTAGATAATATTCATTGCCATAACTTTGGACTATCGGACAAAGAAGAACGGCTAGTGCTTGTAATGCCTGACTATACAGCCGAGGGTAATATTGGTGCATTTAGTATGGATAAAGAGGTTCGTGAGAATGAGTACGAGTGTACAACCGAGGGGGTTAAAGAACCATTGGTGGTGTTTACTTTGGACTCAGGTGCGCATCAAAACGTACGTCTTATTAAGATTGACGTAGAGGGGCATGAATTAGAAGTAATTAAAGGCGGTATTAAAACCATCAAGAAGAACAACTACCCACCAATTATTTTTGAAGCATGGACATGGAAGCCATGGTTTGAACCTAAGCGTAAAGCACTGCTTGAATACCTAGAAGGTCACGGCTATAAGATACAACAGTTAGGACAAAATAACTTAGCTACATATGGGGGTACTAAATGACAACATTTACAACAGATGATAAAAACGAAGCCTATCGCAAAAAAGTAGAAGAAGCACCATACCATCCAGGTTATGAAGATGCTGTTATTACAGTAGAGCCAATACCTTTTGCTGGGTTGGTGTCGATACAAGATAAAGAAGATACAGAAGAAATGCTACGGCATCAGTTACATATAGTTACCGAACAGTTAAATACGGTGCAAGCTGAATGCCAACGGCTACGAAGTAAATTAAGAGAGGCGGGTATAAATGACTGAAGAAGATAAAGGTATGTTACGTGATATATTTGCGGGCTTGGCTATGTGTGGGCTAATTATGAAAAATATAGGCACACCACAGGATATGGCTGAAGCGTCGTATCGCATGGCAGATGCCCTAATGGATGCTAGAGATAAAGGAGAAGAACTTGGAATTGCAGCAGTTAAACCTAGAAAGCGATATATCAGAAAAGGTGCTTAGTGGTGGAAAAAAATATTGCTCGAGTTGTACTAGCTATCAGCCTGATATTGGTGGTCAGGTGCTTATTGTTGGTAGTCGGCATAGACCAATTCGACGATGGAAATGTGCTCAGTGCTTAGCAAAAATTTCAAAAGCTAAATATTCATCAAAGAGGAGAAAGGAATGAAAAAACTAGCGTTGTTAATGTGTGGATTGTTAGGAGCATGCTCCTCATCCCACTTAGATACATCAAACATACCCGAGACAAAACTTATGGTGGAAAAAGAACTTCCACAGATGAGCCGAAGCCAAGTAATTTTGGCGGTTCAAGAGTGCGAATCTAGCGGGCTTAGACCATCCGTCATTATGTCTAGACGCAAGATTAATGGCTACTTATCTGATGTTCCTGTCGATGTAACTTGCTTGCCAAGATTTGGAAGATAATATGCCAGCATGGTCATACAGCAGTCTTAAAACATTTCAACAATGCCCGAAGAAGTATTACCATCTTAAGGTAGCTAAGGATGTCAAAGACGAAGGTAGTGAAGCCACAATATATGGCAAAGAGCTACACAAAGCTGCTGAAGACTATATTAAAGATGGCACACCCATACCCCCTCAGTTTGCGTTTATTAAAGAGACAGTAGATGCGCTTAAGAACATACCAGGTGAGAAGCATACTGAGATTGAACTAGGTGTATCTAATAAAGGTGGCAGACTTAATCCTTGTGGGTTCTACGATAAAGATGCTTGGTATCGGGGTATCGCTGACTTGCTGATTGTTAATGGCGATGAAGGCTACCTAGTGGATTACAAGAGCAGTAAGAATGCAAAGTACGCTGACTTAAAACAGTTGGATTTACTAGCAGGTGCGGTATTTGCTCACTTCCCAGAACTTAAAACGCTTAAGTCTGCTTTGATATTTGTAGTTAGCAATGAATTTGTTAATAAAGAACACAATTCGCAACACAAATTAGCTTACTTTGAACATGTGCGGTTTGACTTGGAACGGCTTGAAACAGCCCTAGAAACAGGTGTATGGAACGCAGTAGCGGGTCCGTTATGCGGTTGGTGCCCCGTCAAGACTTGCCATAACTATAAGGAGAGACGCAAATGAGCTTTAGTGAAGGTATACCTGCAGGTAGAAAATTAAACGAGGAGAAAGGGGAGTTTGACGGGTATAGAGGTGAAACCGAAATTTGCATGTGTGTATACCCTTCCTGTAGAAATAGAAAAATACTTAGGTCAGAAGATGCCGTTTTTTGGGATGGTGTAAACCTAGCTAAAGATGAGTTTGAAAGTAACTTAAGCCCATTAGCTAAATTAGCAGTCGTTGCAAATCCTTCGGACTACACAGAAAAGTATGGGCACTATTATGTAACCTTGGCTATGCATGCTGGATGCGCTGCAGAATGGGGTATGCACTTGATTAAAGATGCTTTAGGGAGCCATAATGTAGGGACTAAACTTCGTAAGGAAAAACCTCAAAATGCCATACGTGAACAAACCTAGACCATATAAAAAAGAATACGAACAGTATCAGGGTAAACCCGAACAGATAAAGAATAGGGCTAAGCGTAATGCTGCCCGTGCGGAGCTAATGAAAGAAGGAAAGGTACATAAGGGTGATGGAAAAGACGTCGATCATGCACAACCTCTCAGCAAGGGGGGAACAAGTGCTAGGGGTAATCTCAAGGTTAAATCCGCTAGCAAAAACAGGTCATTCAGTAGGAACTCAGATCACACAGTCAAACGGAATGTCTCAAAAAAGTAGCATCCTAACGGACTACAACTGGCCTGGTAAACACAAACCATTTGCACACCAAAAGCAGACTTCTGATTTTTTAACGCTTAACCGCAAGGCATTTTGCTTTAATGAGCAGGGTACAGGTAAGACGGCTAGTGTAATATGGGCATCAGACTACCTAATGAATCTAGGTGTCGTACGTCGTGTGCTTGTGATATGCCCTTTGTCCATTATGAAGTCGGCATGGCAAGCTGACCTATTTAAATTTGCTATTCACCGTACATGCGACGTAGCCTATGGTGAAGCTAAAAAGCGCAGGGAGATAATTGATGCTGGTGCAGAGTTTGTCATCATTAACTTTGATGGTGTAGAGATTGTTAAAGAAACCATATTAAAAGGTGGCTTTGATTTAGTTGTAGTCGATGAAGCAAGCGCCTATAAAAATGCACAAACAACCCGCTGGAAAACCCTTAGAGAAGTAGCTGGTAGCGTTAAAGGGATGTGGATGCTTACTGGTACTCCAGCAGCACAATCTCCTGTAGATGCTTTTGGTTTGGCTAAACTAATTAACCCCGACAACACCCCTAAATTCTTTGGTCAGTTCAGAGACAAAGTTTTAAAGAAAGTAGGTACTTATCGTTGGATACCAAGGGATGAAGCAAAAGACATAGTGCATAAGGTGTTACAACCAGCCATACGTTTTGAGAAAGATCAATGCTTAGACTTACCTGATGTAACTTTTGTAGAACGTGATGCACCCCTTACCCCACAGCAAATGAAGTATTACAGACTGCTTAAAAAGCAAATGACTATGTCTGCTGATGGTGAGCAAGTAACTTCAGTAAATGCAGCGACTAATATCAATAAGCTCCTCCAGATCTCTGGCGGTGCGGTCTATACGGATACTAGAGAAGTTATAGAGTTTGATGTATCCAACCGCCTACGAGTTATTGAAGAAGTTATTAACGAAGCTTCACATAAGGTCCTGGTGTTTGTTCCGTTTACGCATACTATAGAACTGCTAAACAAACATCTTACCGGAGCTAATATCACCTGCGGAATCATCAACGGGCAAGTGCCTATCAACAAAAGGCACGACATAATTCAAGACTTCCAAAACACTGAGAATACTAGGGTCTTGATAATTCAACCCCAAGCAGCGTCTCACGGGTTAACACTAACTGCTGCTAATGTAATCATTTGGTATGCTCCTGTGACCAGCGTAGAAACATACTTGCAAGCCAATGCACGTATTAATCGTCCGGGGCAAAAGAACCCTATGACCATTGTGCATATCAAAGGAAGCGAAGTAGAAGCTAGGCTTTACAAAATGTTACAAAATAATATAGATAGCCACACAAAAATAATTGACCTATACAGACAAGAAATTGAAGAAATAGCTTGACATTGTCAAAGTCATTGGTATACTAGTGGTTCGTAGTTAGAAGGAGCTAAAAATGGAAGATGTACAAACAGACAAGCTTGCCGAGATTTACATCAAAATTAGAGACAAGCGAGCTGAGATTAAAGAGTTGTACGAGCAACAAGACGAAGAGTTAAAAGCTCAACAGGACTTGCTCGCAGAAAAGATGCTTGAAGTATGTCGTGACAACAATGCCGATAGCATTAAAACACCAGCAGGGACAATTATTCGTAAAGTGGATACACGGTACTGGACGACTGATTGGGATTCTATGTATCAGTTCATACAAGAACATGATGCCTACCCCCTGCTCGAGAAGAGGATACATCAAACTAACCTCAAGCAGTTTCTTGAAGAGAATCCAAATCTGTTACCTGCTGGTTTACAAGCGGACAGTAAATACACCGTGGTTGTTAGAAGGAGCAAAACATGAGTAATATTTCTATTTTTCAGCAGCAAAACACAGTAGCAACTAATCGTGAGGTTAGCGAATTATCTAAAGCCCTAGCGGATAGCGGTGGCGGTTCTACTAGCCGTCGTATCACCATGTCCAAAGGTGTATTCCGTCGCATTGTAAACGGCAAAGAAGCTGGCAAAGTTAAGGATGGTTTCTTAAACGTAATCGTTATTAACGCATTGCCAAAGGTATCCCGTCAGTTCTACGCTACTGCGTTTGATCCTGATGCTGCCCCAACTCTGCCTGATTGCTGGTCTAACTTGGGTGATGTACCTGATCCTAAAGCTGCCAATGCTCAGTCCACAAGTTGCGCTACCTGCCCACAAAACATAGATGGTTCAGGCGCCAACGGCAAAGGTCGTGCATGTCGTTTTAATCGTCGTATCGCTGTGTTGCTTGAGAACGATATGAGTGGCGATATTTACCAATTTAATATTCCTGCCAAGTCTTTATTTGGTAAGGGTGTTGGTAATACCCATCCGTTTGAAAGCTACATCAAGTTCCTGCCAGCTAACGGCGAGAGCATTGATCGCATCATTACTCAGATTGCATTTGACGAGAACGAGACTGCTGATGTGTTGAAGTTCACCCCAGTGCGTCATTTGACTGATGAAGAGATTGATGTTGTAGAAGCAGCGCAATCTACTCAAGAGTCCAAACGAGTTATTCAGTTAACTGTAGCTCAGCAAGATGGTGTTATTAAGTTACCACCTGCGGTTGCTAAAGAGCCTGCCGAAGAAGTAGTTGATGAGCCTGTTGTTAAACGAGCTAAGAAAGCTGAGGTGCCTCCTGCCGCACCAAAAGCAAAACTAGCAGATGTTGTTAGTGCTTGGTCGGATAACTAATAATGAGTTACGGTTATAGTGCCAAGACTATTCAGCTTAATAAACAGGCTGATAGCAGTAGGCTTGGTGTTGCTCTTGGTAAAGCGGCTATAAAACTAGGTATATCAGTTGCAGATGTAGCAACCACTATTGGGGTTAGCAGGCAAACGATATACAACTGGTTTGTGGGTTCGTACGAACCCGATAAACGCTACGTTAAGAACGTAACTAAGTTACTGAATAGTCTTACTAAGCACATTAAAGAATCAAAACTTAAGTAATAAAAAGCATCACCGGAAGGTGAGGGGGGAGTAGTCCCCCCTTTTTTCCCCTTAACAACGAGACGAGAATGGCAAATATTGACCTATTAAACAGAGTGCAAAGCCCCGATGGGTGGCTTACCGTACTTGGCTTAAAGGGTAAATCTGCTATACAAGAGCTTGTTCAAACACGAGAAGAATTTGATACGCACGTAAAAGACTTTCTGTCCAAAGGCAGAGATGTGTATTTTGGTGTTGCTAAGTTTGAGACAAATCTAAATCGTAAAAAAGAGAACGTAAAAGACCTCAAAGCATTTTGGCTTGACTTAGATTGCGGTGAAGCAAAAGCAGAATTAAACCCAAAGACAAATCGTCCTGATGGCTATATAGACCAAGCAACAGGTCTACAAGCGTTGCAAGCCTTCTGCAAATTAATTGGATTACCAAAGCCTTTACTTGTTAACTCAGGTAGGGGCATCCATGCGTATTGGCCCCTTGTTAACCCTGTTAGTAGAGAAGAGTGGGAGCCAGTTGCTAATCGTTTGAATGAACTATGTGTATTGCATAACCTTTATGTCGATGCAAGTGTATTTGAAATAGCCCGAGTGCTTAGGGTACCCGGAACATTAAACTTTAAAGATAATCCACCTAAGCCAGTAGAAATAATCTGTGATGCACCAGATGTTGAGTACGAAACATTTAAGAACTTACTTGGTGTAAAGGAAGCACCTAAGAAGCCAACGGCTCCTAGAGAACTAAGTGAATTACAAAAAGCTATGGCTGCTAACACCGTATCTCGGTTTAGCAAGATTATGATCCGCAGTGCCAACAATGAAGGTTGTGCACAGTTGCTGTACCAGTATCAAAATCAAGAATCTGTATCTGAACCTATGTGGTTCAATGCGTTATCTATTGCCCATCGTTGCGTAGACAGAGAGACTGCGATCCATAAGATCTCGGAAAAACACCCTGACTATTCACCCGAAAACACAGAAGATAAAGCTAGCCATACAGCGTTTGCCCAGCGTTGCAGTACGTTTGAGAAAAATAACCCGGGCGGTTGCGAGGGTTGCCAGTGGAAAGGACGTATCGGTTCACCTATTGCCCTAGGTAGAGAAATAGTAAAGGCAGAAGAAACAGAAGTTCACGAGACACAGGAACTAGATGATGCCGTAACGTACAAGATACCCTCGTATCCATTTCCGTATTTCCGTGGGAAGAACGGGGGCATCTACATAACAATCAAGGATGAGGAAGAATCAGAGCCCATTTGCGTGTATGAGCATGACTTATACATCGTAAAGCGTATGCATGACCCTGACCCTGCGGTTGGTGAGCTTGTATTATTGCGGTTGCATTTACCTAAAGATGACGTGCGGGAGTTTACTATCCCTCTTTCTACCGTAGCAGTAAAAGAAAGATTGCGTGAAGCGTTGTCAACAAAAGGCGTCGCAGGGATGCCAAAACAAATGGATCAACTAATGGCATTTTTGATGTCATTTATTAAAGAATTGCAGTACAAAGGAAAGGCAGAACTTATGAGGACACAATTTGGCTGGGCGGATAAGAACAGCAAATTTATTATTGGCGACAGAGAGATTAGCAAAGACGGTACATTCCATAGCCCACCTTCTGCAAATACAAGAGCGTTTGCGGACGTTATGCATCCAAAGGGCACACTAGAGAAATGGAAAGAGGTATTTAACCTGTATGGTGCACCGGGGCTAGAACCCCATGCGTTTGCTGCGCTTACTGCGTTTGGCGCGCCGCTTCTTAAGTTTACTGGTCATAGCGGAGCAATCATAAATGTCATCCACAAAGAGTCAGGCACGGGTAAATCTACTGCGCTGTATATGTGTAATAGCGTGTACGGACATCCTGAGAGGCTAGCAGCCATTTGGAAAGACACCCTAGCAGCTAAGATGTTGCATCTAGGGATTATGAATAACCTGCCCTTTACGATTGACGAGATTACCAACATTAGCCCTGCCGAGTTCTCTACGCTGGCTTATAGCATGTCCCAAGGTCGTGGTGCTAACAGGTCTAGGTCGGATAAAAACGAGATGCGTATTAACAATACCACTTGGCAGACCATATCCTTGGCGAGTTCAAATGCAAGCTTCTACGAGAAGTTAGGGGTGCATAAGAACAGTCCGGATGGTGAGAGCATGCGCCTATTAGAGTATCAGATTCATCCAAGCAATATTATCCCTGTGCACGTGGCTAAGGAGATGTTTGACCACCAACTAAAGGAAAACTACGGGCATGCTGGGGACATCTACTGCACCTACTTACTGGGTAATCTAGAGGATACAGTCAGTAACTTGCTGGCAATCCAAGCCAAGATTGATAAAGAGATGCGTCTAACCAGCAAGGAGCGTTTCTGGTCTGCACTTATTGCTTGTAACATAACAGGCGGTTTGGTTGCACGTATGCTTGGGTTACACGATTACGATATGAAAGCCATATACGCATGGGCTATGCAGATGTTAACTACAGTACGTCAAGACATTGCACCTCCAGCTAATAACGCCGCAGCTATTATTGGTGACTACATTAACCGTAATATCCAGAATATGTTGGTTGTAAACAACGAAGTCGACAAGCGTACCAATATGCACTCAATGCCTGTGCAAGAGCCACGAGGTGAACTCAAAATACGCTACGAGCCTGATACCAAGATGATGTACATAGTAGCCAAAGACTTTAAAAAAGACTGTGTGGAAGCACAAGCCCCATACAAAGAGACCTTGAACGAGCTAAAAGCCCGTGGTATCTACGTAAAAGCCGATACCAAGCAGATGTCTAAGGGTATGCGTGTTACATCTCCTGGGGTTCATGCATTGTTCTTTGACTGCTCTGTACCTGACTTTATTGATATGGATGCGGTTGTAGCACCGATTATCGAGCATGCTAGTAGAGAAGATTAGTTACAACGTCAATTGGAGGAACTTTAAGGTAGGGTATTCGATCTTTATACCTTGCCTTGATCCTGATGCCGCTAAGAAAGACATCCTGCGTGTTACAAAAAGATTAAAAATAGAGGTTATATTTAAGACTGTTATTAACGAAGGAGTGAAAGGTTTACGCATCTGGAGAATTTAACTATACTCGAGCACAGAACAGCTCGTCTGTTTCTCCTCGGAAGTTAGCTCCTTCCACACCTTTACCCCCCGCCTAGTGCGGGGGTTTTTTATTTAAGAGGTGTAACAGATTGGGTGGGTTTTATTAAATACGGAGCTAGTTGTTCGCTAATATATTGACCTCGTATGGTCATGCCTCGTCTTTCAGCGTAAGAATCTATAGAACGGAATATATCATCTGGTTCAATTGCAAACACCTCAGCAGGGTAGCGTTTGTTGTGTTTTATTATTTCTCTAATTACTTTACGTATCTCTTCGCCTTTATTTTTCTTTTCGGTGTCAAAAATAGTTTCATTTAGGCTACGTAATAGCTCACTTCGTTTATTGGTGGCTTGGATTATTTCTTTATTAAACTTAAAGTTTTTATCTTGGATACGAGCTAAACGTGTAGGTTGGAAACCAAGCACTGAAGAAATATAGTTAAGTTCATTTAGTTCTGCTGGTTTAAGTAGATCAGCACCGCCCTTAGTTTCTGCTCCTTCTTTTCGCATCCTTTCAGCAACAAAAGAACCTTTAAAGAATGCAGGAACTAATTTTTCTAGTCCACGATCAAACTTTCCGTCATATAAGTCTTCGATGCCCCCAACCATATTTATTCCAGTAGAAACACCAGGACCAAGGTTAGCAATAATAATGTTTTGAGCAGTTTCAACGGCATTTTTACCAGGTTTGCCGTCTCTCCACCATAGACCTACTACGTCGTGACTTACACGGGAACTAAAGTTCATGTCTGATAAAACAGAAAAAGGCCCATTTTCTATGACTTCACTAAGTCTATGGTTTCTACCATCTATACCTGGAATTAGAATATTCCCGAAAAACTTAGGCAAAAAGTCATAACGGAAACGTAAATCAGAACTTTCAGCAGTTAGCGGATTCCTTGCACGACGTTTCCTTCTTTCTTCTTCGTCGCCAAAATTGTTTAAATATGCGTCAATAATCGAACATATTATTGTGTACAAAAATACTGTTTTTACTCCACCTAACAAAACACCCATTAGCATAACGCCGCCTACCCTATGCGCTGCCTCTAATCTTTTTCCTTCAGGTTGAGTTGCTCTAATAATGCCAAAACTATTTCTTAGGTAAAACGAACTTGTAATCACACTATAAAGCTTGAACTGCCCTACAGTCTTACCTGCTGTATTTCTCAAAACACGAGGACGGGCAAAATTACTGTAATCACCTAGCAACTCATAAGTTGTATCTATGGCTTTTTGTACTGAGGCATTAAAGTTTTTAGTCTTTGCATACTCAAGATCAAATACCATCATGTAAGTCATTTCACGGCTTATACGTTCGCTGCCATTAAACAAAGCAGTTATCATGTTATAAAAAGTTTTACGGTAATCATAAGCTTTACCACTTACTCCCATAGGAGTAGGTCTTCTATCTGTTAATACTGAAATATTAGTATTTTGAAATATGTCTTTATCCACCGCCGCTTGGAAAGCTTTGCTTCTTAGTGGGTTGTCTTTAACAGCTGAATAAGAACTTATTGATGGAGCTTCCCAGGAAATTTCGCCTTCTTCGCTTCGTTTGGGTAAATTAACGCTTTTAAATATATTTACGTACCGCATAAAAGCTCTTGCTGCATTAATGTAACCATAATCAACGTTAAGGTTTGGCATGACCATTTGCGGTATAGAGGTCATTTGTGTAATTGCCGATGCCCCACTAGTCAACAACATAATATAAGCAAATCGATTAATATGGTCTGGAAGTTTGCTTTGTTCTGGTGGGTTTAATTCTTCTTCAACGCGAATATTCATTTCGTTTATAAAGAGTTCTAAACGTGCACGTTCATCCGGTGGCATGCCTTCAAGACTATCTCGTGCACGTTGTATTTCATTGCGCAAACTACTGCCATATTTAAGTTTTGCTAACTGATTTGAGTAGCTTGTAGCGGTAGATTTAAAGTTACGAAGTACATCTGAACTAAAACCAGTAATATTTTCTGCATGCAAAAACTGCTTGCGTAGGCTACGCTCAGGTAGCGTCATTAAATATATTTGATATATTTGGTCTTTTAATTTTTCTTTTAAAGCTAAAGTAGCTTCGCTAGTTGTAGCAGTAGCACTAGGCGTAAAATTAAGAGTCGCAACAGACTCAAATATGTTTTGCAACATTACTTCGTTTTCAGCAAAGTTTGTGCGCAATGCACCTATGTTATCGCCCTTTTTAAATGTTTTTTCGTCTTTCTTAGATACATTTAAGGCTCTAGCCCGTTTATCTCTAAAATCGTTTCTAGCGGTGGCGCTTTCAAACAAATAGAATTCACGCCCAGTAGGTCCACCATTGACACGTAACCAATAATCACCATAGCGTCTAAATGGGAAATAATCTTCTGCTAGTTGTGGAAACGCAATATCAGTAAATCCGTCTGGATCGTCTGGATCTTTTTGCGGGCCTTTTGTTTTTTCATGCATTAAACGCACTGACTTAAGCAAATTAGCTTTATCTGCAGCATCAATTGGTAGTGCATTAATTTGCTGATCTAGCAATAAACGAGTTGCGTTATATGTATCTTTGTAATAATCTCGCACCATAAAATACATGGCATGACCATTTTTTTGTTTACCTAAAGCTAACCAAGCATCGTGTACTACTTTTAAACCGTTGGTGCGTTTTGTTATTTGCCCTTGATATGCAGATTTTTGTTTTGCACTTATATTTGGGTCCGCCATTAACTTCTCGTAATGCTTAACTACAATATCGTCTTTAACAATATCGTCAAAACTCTTGTCTTCTCTTGAAGGGGTGTAAAACTGATCCGCACTAACTTTCTTTAGCCTAGCTAAGTGCATGGCTCTGCCTAATTGCTTCTGCCCATTTTTACGAACAAACGCTGCTAACTTTTCTGTTTTCTTGGTTGCTTCCGCTAGTAGACGCATTCTCATAGCGGACATTTCGTTTTGCAAATTATTAACTTCTACAAGTGCGGGTATTTTATCTCCCACCCACCTTAGAATATCAGGACCATGTAAACCACCTAGTATTTTGCTAATGAACCCACTGCCCATGGCATCTGTGCGGCTCTCAAAAAGATCCTTGTAGTACTCAAAAGTATGCCCTTCAACAGTGGCATCACCAAGTAGTTTTTGTGTTTCTGTGCTGTCTTCAGACAATGTAACTTTCTGTATGTCTGTGTCTACTTTGGCTACTTTTTTATTTAGCTTTTTAGCCGCTACAGGTTCGCTAGAGATTGCTGCTTCCTTTGGTATAGGTGCAGCTAACAATTTGTTTGTAACAATAATTAAGTCTTGGAGAGCAGAAGTATGCTTCTCGTCCATATTAAACAACTGACGTATGCTTTGTACAAATTTATTAAACAGCCTATCAACAAAGTTAGGCGGAGCACCCGCAAGTTTGCCTGGAGAAAGAAGGAGGAACTCTTGCATAGCAGGCAACGACATACCGTATGCTACAAATTCTTTAACGTCAGTAAAGGCGTCATTAGGTATTTCTAACATCTCAGGAGTAAGTAACCCCAAATCCCCGGACTCTAAAGCCTGAGCAAACAGAGCATCATAATTGTCTTTTGCCCGTATCATCATAGCCATAAGCTGTGGCACAGATCGCAAAGACTCAGGAATAGGTTTGCCCGCTTCTCTTAACTCTAAAAAAGCATCAATTTTGGCAACAGTTGCAGCGTGTAGGGCTTCGTGTAACACAACGGTATTATTGATACCGCCTTTACGCATTACATAAATAGTCTTTCTATCAGGCACATACAAGCCTGCCGCCCCCATCATCCTGTCTCGTAAGAACGCAGTAGGCATATCGTCTGCACTATCTACTACAACAAACTTAACCCCATTTAAGAAAGGAAGTATCCGCTTAGCCAGTAGTTTTTCAAAGGGGTTGCCATTATTAGCAATCCAATTTACTGCGCTTCTAGCATTATTGTATTTTTCAAAGACAGTGTTATCCTGCCCATTAGTAGATTCCGTAAGTTCGGCACGGCTAGGTGCGCCTGTTTTTTTCTTATACTCATATGCTTCTTTAGCAGCTTTAAGTTCTTTGGGGTCAGCTGCTTCTAGTAATGTACTAGCTCTTTTACCTGCAGTTTTATTTTTTTGGTCAGGATCAACAGATAGACGATATGCCGTCTCAAGTGCGCCTATGCGTTGTAGTTTTAATTGAGTTAGTTGAGATACTGCGTCTTCTCCATTAGCAGCATTTTTAATAATTTGTTCTGTATCTACCTTTTGGGTTAAAACTTTTTCCGCTCTATTAATGTCATTAATGGCGGTGCGACCAATATCTTGGCGTTGTTTTTTATACGCAGCATCAGTAGCTATTTGTTCTGGAGTTTTTGCAACAGCTGGTCTACCACGAGGTTTACCTGTTTTAACGGGTGGAGCTGAAGGTGCAGTTGTATCGGTTGGAGTAGTTGGTGATATCTCAAGTTGCTGTATTTGTTCGTAAATAGAATCAAACTCTGCACCATTTTCTTCGTATTTTTTTCTTGCAGCATCTATAGCATCTTGGTATTTGTACTTATCTCCTTCGTCTATACCCTTATTACGTAAATCATCTTGTTCTTGAACTAAATTTTCATTTTCTAGAATGAGCTCATCCATTCTACTAACGAACGCATTTTTCTTTTCAAAGTAAGCTGCTGCGTCTGTACCTGCTTTTGTAGCATCTGCAATTTTCTTTTGACGTAGGCTTTCTTCAGCGTTCTTTAGTGCTTGCTCGTCCGTTAGGTTGTACTTAGCTTTTAGCTCAGCGGCTAATGTATTGAGTTCAGTTCCTTCTCCACCTCCAACAGCAGTAGTAGTCGTGCCAGCTGTTGCCAGGTCTCCTCCGGTAGTGTCAGTAACTCCCGTGTCGGTTTCGATTGGTTTGCCAGGCACAGAAATGCTTCGTTGATCTGCTCCACCGATAGCTGATTTATCTGCATAACCCAACTCCTTAAGTTCCTCTGTTGCTAATAGCTCCGCATCTTCACGGCTAAGTCCTGAACTTTCATACCTAGCAACAGCATCATTGAATAATTTGCGTTCTTTATTGTCAAAAACAAAGCCCTTTTCCTCAAGGATAGTGGACATCGCTTGCTTGTATTGAGTTTTTTCTTGCTCTTGCTGTTTATCTTGCGCTCTTTCTTGTTCTCTTTCTTCTTGAGTGCCTTGTATTTTTTGTATTGTTTTATTAATACCAGCACCGCCACCCAGCATTATTCCGCCTTGAACCACTGTAGAGGCTAGAGTATCTACAGCTCCCTGAATAAACTCTTTGACCCCCGCTTCGGGGTTCATGCCGTATCCTTTGTCTACAGCAAACTGACCTGCGTAAGTAAGTTGTTCTCCAGGGACTTGTTTAACTAAAGACTTGGCAAAGTAACCTGCAAGCTCTTTAGTAGGCACACCCTTAGCAGCTGCTTTAATACCATCAAGCATATTGCCCAAACCAAATTTTTCACCGATAACTTCAAAGGCTCCAAAAGCTGCCGCACGTCCAGTGCTATCCGCAACATCTAAACCTGCTCTACGACTCTCGTCATATGTTTGACCAAAAGACTGTTGGAACATACCAACAAGTGGCAAAGCCATACTACCCGTTGCAGCACCGCCAAGTAAAAGCGGCAGTTGTTGTCCTATAGAATTAATAGCTCCTTCAGTTATTTTTAAGGCATAGTTCTCAGATTCTCCTATTGCCCGTTGCTGTTTGGCTAACTGATTTAATGAGCTAGTTATCTCTGAAGAATCTTTGCCCATTATGTCTAAGGCAAAACGATCTATACCTAAATACCCTTGTGCAAGACCTCTTCCAACTTGACCGGGTATACGTTTAGCAAACCTTGCAGCTGTTTCTAAAGTCCCCATATCTGGTGTATAGCCATACTCAGCTTTAGCTCGTTCTTCAGCTGTAGGCATTTTGGTGACATCAAACTTAGGAATCTCAGATAAATCAGGTCCTGCCGCTATTTCTTTTATAGAACGCACTTTAGGTGCAAACGGTGAAGGAGCTGCCTCAACGGGTTCAACCGCAGGGAGTGTGGTGCCCTCTAATACGCTTTTGTATTCTTTGTCAACAGGAGTTTTTTCTTGCGCATTAATATAAGCTAGTATTTTATTTTTAGCTACATTTACATCCGTATCATCAATGCTGTAATGCTGTCCTTTATATTGATATACAGGCATATTTTAACTCGGTATAACTATAGGATTTTCAGCAGTTCCTGGCGGCGCTGATGATTTTGATGCACTTGGTTCTGTTTTATATACCTCATTCCTAATTCTTTGTCTTGCAGCTGCTATTTTTTGCTGAATTGCGGCTCTTTCTTGTGAACCTGGTTCTGTCCCCATAAACTCTATTTCAAGTTGTCTCAATTCACCATCTTCTTTTTCTCTTCTAGTAACTTGAGCTTCTTTTTGGACATCAACTTTTTCAGCAGTTAAACCAGAAATACCCGCTGCTATCCTACGAGCCATTACTCTAGTATTGGGGTTGTTTGGATCCATTTTTTGATTTTTAACTAAATCATCAAATACGTCGTTATATATCTTATCAAGAGCAGTGTCTTTAGCAGCTATTGCCCTACGGCTTTCGGATTCCATTATTGCAATATCTTTTTTGCTAAACCGATTAAGTGCATTCTCACGCATAACTTCGGCTTCTTTGGCGTAACCTAGACGCTCAAGACGATCAGCTTGTTCTATTTCAGCCATGCCCTTAGCAATATCACCCTTACGACCTCTAAGTTTTTCTTGGCGTTCAATCATACCGGGCAGTGTTGCTTGTCCTGCTCTAGCACCTGCATACATTATAGAACCTGGTTGAGTAGCTAAATTAAGACCAAAGTTTAATAGGTCATATCCTCTAGCTTGTTTCTCAGCATCTGCTAAGCTTTCTTGTTCTTTAGCGTAAAACTTGCTAAGACTTTCTCTTGGGCTACCAGTGATGCCAAGTTCTTCATTACGCTTTTTAATTTGCGCAAGTGCTTCTTCTCTAGTAGGAACTTTGTACGCTTCGTCTTCTAGATTAGAACCAGAAACTCTTGTTCTAGTAGAGGTAGATGTACTAGTAGGCCCTGTAACAGTAGCACCAAGTCCTTTATTCTGTGATGTTTCAAAAGCACCAGGGTTTTCTCTTCTAAGAAGCTGATTTAAAGCCTGCCCTAATCCTGGAGCAATTTCCCTTTTTCTTTGGATTGAAATATCGCTGCCCATAACATCACTTATGTATTTTGCGTATTCTTCTGAAGACATATTAGGAGCTTCAACTAAACTCTCATCTTTTCCAGCAAAAGCCACGATACCGCCACTGGCGGCATTTAATGTATCCATAGACCCGGCGGGTGCGGCGGGTAAACCAGCTCGCTCCGTAACAGGAGTGGGTAGACCACGTTGTTGATCTTGTGCAATAGACTGTTGGGCTTGTGCTTCAGCTTGCTCTCTAATCTTTTGCTCTTGTAGTATCTGTATTGCCATGGCACGAATTTCTTCGCTAGGGCTAGTCTGAGCTACTTTTTGCAGTTGATCGGCGGTCATCATTTCTAATTTGGCACGGACACCACGAACTACTCCGCTATCTGGATTGGCCTGAACCATCCCCCTATTAGCGTAGCCTGCAACACCACCAGAGGCTAACTCTTTGATAGTTCCCCCCTCTGCAAACAAACCAGCTTGTCTAGCACCAGCTGCGCCAGCCAAAACGCCAAGACCCTGCGTAAGCTGAGAAGGCATGGCTTGATAAGACTGCGTAGTGGTTGCTTGCATTGGTAAGCCACGCAACATATTTGACATGAAGCCAAGTTGCATGAGTGGGTACTGTTGCATCGTAGCGTAGTCTTGGATAGCTTGATTAATCTTAGCTTGCTCAAGAGCCTGTTGCTCTTTACCCATCTGGGACTGCATACCAATAATGTCTTTTTGTGCACCTAACTGGGCGCCGCCTAATTGACCTAATTGACCAGCACCTTGCAATGCTGTGCCTAAGCCACTAAGACCACCTTGAATTCCTTGAAGACCAAGATTAGCCCCAAACTGTTGAGCTTGTTGCGCTTGTTGGAACGCTTGTTGACGACCTTGTGCCTCAATACCTTGCAGTTGAGACATTAAACCACGTTGCGCTTCTGCTTGTTGCAGTGCAAGACGATTACCACCAAAAGCACCTTGACCTACGGCTTGTCTAGCCATCATAGGTTGACTCATCTGGAAGTCACGTAATGCCTGTGATTTTTGATAGTCCACTACGTTTTGCATATAAGGCGACATGTAAGCCTGTTGCATTTCGGGGTTTGTTGCCATTTGAGCATATTGTTGCCCTGCACCAGCGGCTTGACCTGCTAAACCCATAGCGCCTAATGCACCTAAACCAGTTAATCCAGTAGCTTGTTGATATTCACCAGGAACTTGCAGCCGCCCAGCAGCTTGTTGGGCTTGCCGTTGCATTGGAGAAAAGCCTGCAAAGTAATTATTTACGTCAGTGCTATATGGACGATAAGGTTTAAACCCAGTAATATCAAAACCGCCTTCTGCGGTAGGACTACCTTCAAATAATTGTTTCTGGGTAGCACCCAGCATTGTGGTTACATAAGGCTTGGCATATTCGGGAATATTAGTATTGTAAGTAGTAGACTGGGTAGGTTGTCCGCCACCGCCGCCACCGCTATCACCACCCATGGCATTACCATAAGGCAATAATTTTTGTTTGTATCTTAATAAACTCATAATGTCGCCTCTACAATTGTGTAGCGTTTCCTAAACCCATATTTAGCTGCCCATTTTGCTACTACGTCCCTAACCGCACCCTGTATTTTGGTTGCGCCATAACTTTTTAATAATTCAGAAAACTGCCCAAACGTCTCCTGATTACTTATTAACTTCCCACCTATAGCTACTATAAAGGCGACTCTGTGGTTGGGCAAGTTATTAAAATTAATAGCCGCCGCACCTTTAATAACGTTTTCTTCATCTACTGCAACTACCAATAACCAATCACCCCTGGCTAAATAAACTTTAGCTTGCTCGGCTGTGTAATCGTCTTCACCCCATTTTAATGCTTCAGCTAAAAACGACTCAACTAAGGGCCATGTTTGATGGATATTCGCAGTAAGTACTGGGTGTATATTCAACGCCATTTTTAAGCTGGCATATAGCTACTAGCTTTAACTGCGGGGGCTTGCTTCTTTTTACCCGTCCTAGCCTTGCGAATCTTGTCCATCATGCCGTATAACTTCTTAGCACCAGCATCCGTAGAGCCATTGCCTAAATGCGAAACAACATCAGCCGGGACAACAAACTCTCCATCAGCCAACCGTGCTGGTTGTTTTCCAGCAATAGTAGCAGGGATAGAATCAGACATACCATCCCCAGGTCCTTTAAGCATTCTTCCACCATCGGAATAACCTCCTAGGTTGTAACGCATAGTGCCACCAGCAGCAGCTTCAGTGGTGTCTTCAGAAATACCGCTTATATCGCCTAGACCCTTAATAGCAGTCTTAGGGAGAGCTATAGGCTTAATACCAGCACCTTTACCAGCTTTGCCTAAACGAATCATAGCGGCAGTCAGTGCGTCTTTACGAGCTGTATCTACGTCAGTATCTCTATAAATACCTGTGCGTGGGATTCCAACGCTTTCTGGTAGTGGGCTCATTTGCTGCTGCCCTTGTCGGTCTAGATAATCTTGTAACACATTAACTTGCCCCTTAGAAGCATATCGAGCAATGCCACCTTCAGCCATCAGCATTGGGTTAGACCTCTCATAAGCAGGGGCATCCATAACCATCTCAGAACTTACTGGGCGTTGAATAGGGGTAGCATATTGGGTTTTATCAATCATACCCATGGGGTATAAGCCGCCTTGTGGGTTCATAGCCGTGTTCATTTGACTCATACGCTCTACAGGACCGCCACCGCCTTGTAGCTTCATAATACCGCCTTCGGCTGCATATTGAGCTTGGTAGTATGGATTAGGTCTTGGAGCCTCGTAGGCTTGATAATTGGGGCTCATACGGAAACCTTTTAGATACCTATCGTATTCGTCCTCGGTATAGCCAGCAGGAGCAGCTTTTTGTTCTTGAGTCATTGAAGGTAAGAATGCACCACCGATAGTAGTTGCATTATCTTTGATAAAACTACCCAAAGCAGCTCTACCCGCTTCAGTTGTTGGATTTATAGCTTTTAACCCCGCTGTTATATTACCTGCTGTGGTAGCACCTGCAGCACCTTGAGCTCTACCGGCGGCGCTAATAACATCAGTAGGAACAGCGCCAGGAGCATTTAAAGAAGCTTGGTAATTCTGTAAGGTTGTTGGGCTTAACCCTGGGAAATTATTGGGATTTTCTAAAAACTTTTGAGCAGCTTGTTGGTAATAATTAGTTCCTGCTGCGCTAGGTGCAGCTGCCGATCCTACCTCAACACCAGTTCCCGGGGTTGCTCCAGGAAAATACATCCCAGATTCTGTAGGTACACCAACACCACCACTACCAACAGGAAGGTTTTCAAGTCCTGACGTAATTGCTTGTCGTTGAGTTTCGTTAAACGCATTTAAAGCAGCATCACCTCCTTGAGTTGCTAAAGCTTCTCCACCTAAACTTCCTAGACTGCTAGTTAGACCAGCACCACCCCAAGCCCCAAGACCAGCCATGAGACCCTTGGTAATACTACCTGTAGCCAAGCCATAACCACCACCAACCATTAAAGCCGCCATAGGTGCACCTACGCCAGTAGCCGCAAGGGCTGCACCTGCTATTGTGGGGAGAAGTTTTTTTAAGAAACCTGCTTCTACTAGACCAGTATTGGGGTTAATTGTGAGCGAACCACCGTGCGCCAAAGCTAAAGCCTGAAGACCTTTTATCTCACCCTTAGTCATATGGACTAATTCGGTGTCACCTCCACGACCATAGGAGGCTAAATGTTGGGCTGCTGCATGGCTCATAAGAACCTCACGGGATTGAATTGATTGAAGTTTATCATGTCATTGCCTTTTAAACCACTGTTCCAGCGGCGTTAATCCAGTTTGTTCCATTCCAAAAAATGGGTCTGCCAATAGTCGTGTCAAAGTAATACTGCCCTACTTGCAATCTTTCAGTCGGTCTGCCAGAAGTTGCGCCTGATGCTGGAACCAAAACACCTTGGGCAAAGTTATCTATTTGATTAAAGTATAAGCGCAGGGCATTTAAAATCTGATCTTGGTATAGCTGGCGGTATTCTACGGGCGCAATGGGTAGGTTAGGCGCCTTTGGCGGTCTAAGATCTAGCGTCTTAATTTGGGGGTTAATTGCCATTACCTACGTCCATCGTTAC